ACATCACACAAGCACCTGCAATAGACGGGTTTTGTGATGTGATTATCAATCAGGTAGATTTGTCGGAGCAACCAATTATCGAGGCAGCGGAAGTAATCAAGGCTGATTATGAAAAGGTGTCAGCATTACGCACGATACCGAAACTTACAGCGGACAAGGTTGAGAAGATCAAACAGAAAATCGAAGCGGAGTATTGTTTTGATGTCGCCACACTTGTAACATGGACGGATGACCCGTTATTGCTTGTCGGTACATTATGCGAAGTCAAGCAAAAAGAGGATTGGAAATCAGGTGTTCTGTATCATGTTGGTGATGTGCGATTGTACGCCAAAAATCTGTTTAGATGCACGGTACAGCATACATCGACATTACTGTTAGCACCTGATAAGGCTAAAGACAAGTGGGAGAAGTATTACGATGCTACACCTGCATTAGCAGTATGGGCGGTAGGTGTGTTCTATCCGCTTGATTTTGTTGTGTCGTTCAAAAGCAAGGTGTACAGGTGTCTTATTGCACACACTTCGACACTGGCGCTTGACCCTGAAAAGGCAAAGACGTATTGGGTAGAGGTGAGGTGCCCACCCTCGACTACGCCAACACCATGCTGGACATCTACCTCGATGCCGATGACTGGGAACCTCAGGCGATAAGGCATTACCTAGAGCTTGCCATGAGCGAGAGGATGCGGATGGACAGGGAGAGGGAACTGATAAGGATGATGGAGGAAGATGACGATACATTTTGATGCAGAGCTCAGGCAGATAAAGACGATGGTCGATAAGTCTTTCAACATCACACTAAACGTTCCCGAGTATCAGAAAGACCAGGTCAAGCTAATGATGGATTTGTTGAATGACATGGTTGCGGTGGCGATGGTGAAAGCGGATTTATTTGATAGTGAAGATTAACAAAACTTACACCCGACCTTAAAGGAAATTATGAGAAAAAATGACGTAATCGGAGCAATAAGACAATACAGGGGAAATATCTCTGCTATTGCTAGAGCCTTCCAGGTATCACGGGCGGCTATTTACGATTACATATCTAACAAACCCGATTTGAAACAACTTATACAAGACGAACGAGAATCAATGATTGATGATGCTGAAAGCGAAATCTATAAGCAATTCAAAAAGGGCAATACCGCGGCATTGATCTTCTTCCTGAAAACCCAGGGCAAACAGCGTGGTTATGTCGAGCGACAAGAGTTGACTGGTAAGGATGGTCAAGAGGTAACAATAAAGGTTGTATATGATGACAGCAACGTCTGAACTAACCGTAACCCTCCGCAAGCCACACGACAAACAGCGTGCGTTTATTGATTCACAAGCAAAACGCAGAATTATCAGGGCGGGGAGACGCGGGGGCAAAACAGTCGGAATTGCTATTCCGGCTGTGACACAATTCTTGGCAGGCCACAGGGTATTGTATGCAGCACCAACCGAAGATCAAATTGGGTCATTTTGGTATGAGGTAAAAAGGGCATTACAAGAGCCAATTGATAACGGGATATTTGTCAAGAATGAAACAATGCACTATATCGAGCTTCCAGGAACGAAACAGCGTATCAGGGCTAAAACAGCCTTCAACGCTGATACATTACGTGGTGACTATGCAGATGAATTATTGCTTGACGAATTTCAGCTAATGAACGAGGATGCTTGGGCTGTTGTTGGTGCGCCTATGTTATTAGACAACAACGGCAACGCAACTTTTATCTATACGCCACCATCACTACACAACCGAAGCAGGACAAAGGCAACCGACCCACAACACGCGGCAAAGCTATTCAAAAAGGCACAGGCAGATGATTCTGGGCGTTGGGAAGCGTTTCATTTTACTTCGATGGATAATCCATATATCAGCAAAGAAGCGTTAGAAGATATTACTCAGGACATGAGTAGTTTAGCCTATCGCATGGAGATATTAGCCGAAGACGTTGACGAGGTGCCAGGGGCACTATGGACTCGTGAGAATATCGAAAAAGCGCGTGTACACAAAACACCTGACTTGTCACGTATTGTTATTGGAGTTGATCCTTCTGCTACTTCCGGCGGTGATGAGGCTGGAATTATAACGGCTGCTAGGGCTAAAGATGATTATTACACTTTGGGAGATGATAGTGTACAGGGAAGCCCACAGGTTTGGGCGACCGCAGCGGTTACAGCTTATCACAGGGTACATGCTGATTTGATCGTAGCTGAAAAGAACAACGGTGGTGAAATGGTGGAGTCGGTTATCAAGCAGGTTGATCCTTCCGTTCGTGTCAAACTAGTTTGGGCTTCACGAGGTAAGGCAACCAGAGCAGAGCCAATCAGCGCGTTATCAGAGCAGGGACGTGATCATCATGTAGGTAGTTTCCCGAAGCTAGAGGACGAGCTTTGTTTGTGGATTCCTGGGGACGCGTCACCCAATAGGCTTGATGCTAAGGTGTGGGCTTATACAGAATTAATGACATTATCAACAGGAAAATTTAATACATCCTCAAGTAATTATATTGCAGGAAATAAAACGGAGAAAAGACCATGGACAACTCAGGACTGATTATATCGGCACTCGAAAAAACAAACCCAAAACTAGCGCTATCTATTGACGCAGCTAATAGTTGGAGCGCAACGATTGTTAAAAAGGGTGCGCGGGTTCGCAAATATCGCAGGTACGAGCGCGGAGATCATGACGCGGACATCACGACACAGATGAAGAAGATGTTACGCCTGAAAACCGATGACGCGGATTTGGAAGATTTGAACGACAACTACATGCGCATTGTCATTGATAAAATGGCGGGGCGCTTACATTTGACCACCATCATGCCTGGTGGAGAGGCTGAGAACAATCAGCAAGCCGCTGAATGGATAAACGAGATCACAGCTAGAAACGACTTTGACGCGCTGCAAGGTGAACTATTCAGGGGCGCTATTCGGGATGGCGACTCGTACGCATTGATCGACCCATCTAACATGACATGGAGCGCGGAGCCGGCTTATGACGGGCATTCCGGTGTCGTGGCTATATTTGACCCAACCAGCAAACAGCCGTTATGGGCTTGCAAGTTGTGGAGTGAGGCAGACGATCAAAACCAGCTGCTAGAGGATAGCGATACTGCAAAGACAAACATGCGCGTTGTCGTTTATGAGCCCAACAGGATCACATATTGGACTGGTAATGTCAACGGTAGCGATGTATCTCCAATAAGTGAGACAGTTGGGACAAGCGAAGAGGTTTGGCAATATGGAAAAATTCCTATTGTGCATTATGCCAACCAGCGCGACAATTATACCGATTATGGGGAGAGTGAAATCAGACCCGCCATCCCACTGCAGAACATCCTCAATCGAACGCTATACTCCATGACTATGGCCAGTGAATTATCAGCGTTCAAAATTTACTACGCAATCGGGCTTGAGATTGATCGGGATGGAATTGTACCAGGATCAATTCTAAACTTAGTTATGAAAGATGATGCAGGAAATATCGTCTATGACCTGACCGCTGAACAGGTAGAATTTCTAAAGACCGTTAAAATCGGGGAATTAGGCGGTACTGACTTATCACAATATACGGGTGAAATTGACAAAGTTGTTAGGGAAATATCACAGGCAACACAAACGCCTATCTATGGAGTGACCACCGAAGGCAATCTATCAGGTGAGGCTCTGAAACAACTTGAGACCGGCTTGATCGGGAAAATATACCGCTTCCAGAACGAGAACAATGGGGCAATCAAACGCTTGTTTACCATGAGTGCGGAACTACAAAATATCTACCAGAACGGGTTACCTTCCGCTCCCATGCTTGATGACGTAAACATTGTCTGGCAATCGCCAGAGATACTGGACGTGAACGCACGCTTGAATGTGCTGATTGCAATGCGAGAAAAGACTGCTGGACTATGGCCTGACAGTTGGTACAGAGAACAAATTGGCGGTTTGCTTGGTATGAAACCAGGACAAATCACAACTGAGGGCGAATTAGCACAGGCGCAACAGTCAGGGTTCATTGAGAGCCTTGTCGGTGCCGGTGGTGGGGTGCCGGTGATCTAATGGCAACTATCTACACATTGACAGAGTATATA